GTTCTCTTACCGGTACTGCCGCCACCTGCTGATCTATATGCGATTCCCACAAGGGGCTCGCCTCGTGATCAGCTACACCTATCAAAAGGTGTACTAGAGTCTCAGCTACGAAGCTGGGACCCAGATGTACTTAAGTACTGGCGCCGAGCGTGTCGCTCGGCGGGACGACCATCCTGCGGTCAGGTAAGCATTTAAGCTTGCCCAACCGTCCGATGACTCAGTGTACCTGCCCACACCGAACGCGGCTATGCGCCGTTGCAGGTGTTGGTACTCGCGGTTGAAGCGAACCTGACCTACGTTTTTCCAACGCAGGGACGGGTTCGCGTCTAATGGTCCGTGACCGGGATTAACCGGCAACGTGACCAAGTCCGCGATGCACTGAGCTGTGGTTGGAAATCCCATGTTGTACAATCGATTAGCAGTATCCACAAGAGGTAAAACTCCTGTCGGACTTGCTATTCGGTCATCGCGTCGCGGACTCTTACTCGGGTTAAGCGATTTAGGGCGAACGACAGTGATGTCGTGACCTTTATACCACTCAGCCCCGCAAGATTCACGGAACGACGCGCGGTAACAACATTTATGCAAATTAGGCTTCATTCCAATTTCCACAAGGAATGATAAGACCTCTTCTGCATACGCCACGGGTACGAGTATGTCGTCACCGTAGACGTACACATCCGAGATACTCCAATACGTCTGAAGGTAGGCTCGCACAGTCGCGTAAAACACGACCGACTCAATAGGAAAGCATAACGCATTTCCCATGGGCGCGAATGCCCGAACTGGGGTCAGAACCCCGTCGGGCGTTCGAGCGAACGGACTTCGGAGAGACGAGAGGAGTCGCCACCAGTCCTTCGGCATTAATTGCCGAACTATGGTGCGGGATACCAGATCTGATGCATCGCTCAAGTCGAGCGACGCCCAGGACCCGGCTTCCTTGCATGTCAAGGCATTCACGGTTTGATCCGAGAAATTGATTGCATCCGTCCGCCGCTCAATGCGACGGTAGAGCCAATGCATGAGTCCCTGTTGAAGGAACATCATCGACAAAGGTTCTTCGGATATGATCCGGGGTTTAACCAGATCCTTAGGCACGGCCACCACTTTCGCGATGGGGTGCTTCTCAATCACACAGCTCTGTCGAGCTGCGGCCCAAATCGAAGCGTTACCATAGAACAGATCGGCCGAAAGCGGAGTTGGACGAAGGGGAGACCCCCCGACCAAAAACTCTAGCTGACGGTAAGTGGTCGAAAACGACCACTTGGCCCAATCTCGTTCACCGGTCGCAACCGCACCGCTACCATGTCTGGGGTGTAAGTCCCAGATTGAGGGAGCGTTGCCGAGGAGTTCAGCCACGATGTGCTGAGCTCGGCTGAGGACGGAGGTGTCTCGGACGCGAGCCCGAGACTGAGAAACTCTGTGTTTCCACGCTTCGATAGCAGCGCTATCTTCGCATAATCCTTCTAAGCGGGAGAATATCCCCACTAACTGACGAATGGCACGAATCCCTTCCGGGTCCGTGGGTCGCCAGCGAAGCCATGAAGTATCTGCAACATCTTGATGACATAAGGAGGCATTAACTGCCTTCCATGCCATATAAAGTTGTTGCAGTGTACAGTTTTTGACGATGGAGTGATCCGCGTCAAACATGGCTCGATTAGGATAGAATTTCCGGCAGTCAGAGAAGGCTGCCATTAGGATTTTGTGCAACCCCGGGGTCCCCAACAAGGGGGCATCCAGCGAAAGTGCTGGCCCGGTTTTCTTTCGGGAAGAGCTCATGGTACTTTCCCACTTACACCAAGAATGATGGACCCATCCGTTTCAATCGTCGCAAGAACGGCCGAGAACACGGTCCCATCATCACACCCAGGAACTGGAGCCCACTCCGCTTCTGCGAGATGCAGAGCGATGGGCAACAACTGAAATTGTGATAATGGACGACCGAGGTCTCGACGCGCGAGCGCGATGAGAAGCCCACAAGTCTCTGAACTTAACACAGCACCGTGAACGACTCGCTTGAGGACCCTGCCTCCAAAGAGGATAGGGTCTGACGGCGTGTATTCACGAGCATAGATTAAGACCTCATTGGCCGGGGCTAAGTGACCGCAGTGAGAGCATGTTACGGCCGAGAGATGAACCCTCGTAACCGTGATTTTAAATGCTTTGCGGCCCTGGATAGTTTCCCATTTAAGGCTGTATGTGTAAGACATTATTTGTATCTCCAGTTATTATTGGTGAAAAATGGTACCCTACTCAGGAAGCAACGCGATTACGCAATTGCTTCTTATACGCAGAGACTTTTGTATAATAATCGGTGCGAGCATTGGTTGCAGCGGCGTTAGCCGCGTTGAACACAACTTGCGCCGAATACGACAGATCGAGACCAGCGATGACAGCGTCATCGTAGCTCTTTCTGGCAGTCATGCGTTTTGCCTCAGCCGCTTGCCAAAGAGCAAATGCGGCGTTGACATCTTGGTAATTGAAGGACGTTACTTCTTGCGAAGCTTCGACCTTAACCACTTGGATGTTAGAGACAGGAGTGGCGGCAGTAATAAACTGACCGCTTGGGTTATTGGGCGCAGCCATTGCGACATACCTTGTTAAAGGGTGATGCCGTCAAGGGTTGCGTCTACCATGCCCGGAAGGGCCCAATATCCCGTAGAAGCAGCGATGCAATCTTTGACGATCACATCGGTGACTGCTTCCGAACGGGGAACGGTGACAGTTCGGGTATCCGACACAATCTGCGGAGTACCAGAGGCGTCGAGGACGACACTCTGGAACAGCGTGGTGTGGCGGTCCGAACCGCGCGAACCAATCGGTTTCATCGAATGCGAGATCTTCGCAGACCGCGGAGCGGCCGGAGAGGAGGTCGTATCGATGTATTCGGTGATCGCACCGCTCGAACGGAGAGAATAAGCAACGTTGGTTGTACCGTCACTCTTCTTCACGGTGAAAGAAGGTAGCATGGATGGTTCCTTTGTGTGCCCTCCCCCTAGGGGGTTAGGGTCATGATTGAGAATCAGTCACCGGGCACTCGCCCGATGCTGTGAGGCTCCTCTCAATGAGGACGGCCCGCGTTCTTTGCTTTGACGTAGATTTGATTCAAACTCGGCCATTTCTTTGGTCCGGGTTTCGGAGTCGATCTAAGTCGCTGCATCGATAGCGATACCGACAGAGCCGTTCTGGAGGCAGACCAGTCGGAAGACTGATCTGGCCACCATTCGGTAGTTCCGGGCATCCCCGGTCTACGCGAGTAATGCGACCAGCGTTGCGTTGTAGAACACAACTGTCTGTTGCACCATTGAGGCACAACAGAAGTCGTAGTCCACGTCTCAACGTTGGAAACACCCTCGTACTTTATCGAGTAGTGGTAATCAGCGAGAGTATAAGCCGTTGTCACGGCGGTCTCGTCGACTAAATCTAACCCCATACGTTCGACCTTCTTGATAGCTGCCCCAATGGGGAAGAACCAGTCGGCTACGAACGAGAACGGGATAAGATTCCAGATTGATGTCAGAGGGGTTGTGAGCCCCAATGCCTGGGACACATGCTTCCATCGAGTCGATGGATGATCGAGGTTGTAGAAGGCCGAACAAACGGCCGATACTACCCCTAGTGCCTTAACCCAGTGCGTCTCTCTCAATTGGACCAAAGGCCAATCGAGATTATGACCGGGAACCAGATTTGATACCTCGTATTCGATTTGCGACGATACGCGGGCGTTAATCCTTGTTGGGATTAGCGAACGCTTACGCAGCTCTTCTCTACGATCTCGAATCTTTTGGTTGACTTCGAGAAACGATCCAATGTCTCGCATGAGGGGCGCGATGCCGAATGAATAGGCAAGGTGCCCATCAGCGAGTTCTTGGAGTGAAGGTATCGGGTTAGTGCGCTTTCCTTTACGTTTTCGGCCTTTTAGTTGGCGTCGAACGGATGGATTAGAAATCCACCAACGCCGAGTGAGAATCTTGAACGAGGAGCAGACGCTCTTCGCCAATGATTTCAACTCGACTATTTCCGCGGCATTTACCACCAAATTTACATTGGTGTTCATATCACCGCGGGCATTCCGTTCTAATTCCTCAAGTGCTGGCCGAAAGTCGACTTCGGGTCTCCTACTCGCCCACACCCCCGTATAAGGGATGTAGTGAGAAGTGAGGTCGAACTCAACGTCGGCCTTACGCATCGGGTGATAAGCCCGAGGAACTCCGCGCGCTGCTGGTCTGTCCCACTCTTCCCGTAAATGATCACACTCATTGAACCCCAAGGGGCGAGTGTGGTCATCGGTCATTGTGGACTTCCAGTCAACGTACAGGCGAGGTCGGGACTCGTATCCGATCTGCGTGTCGGTCCCCGGTTTAAAAGCACGATAAATGCTTGGACCGAAGGATTTCACCGTAGATTTTGTGCGAGTCCGCAAAGGTAACCTCGTGGAACGGGTGGAAAGAGACACGTGAACAACACGTGTCAAGGGAGGATCGAACCGATGCGCGTTGCGCGCACATGTCCTTACGGATAGGTTCGGTTTCCTGTGAGAACAATTATCTTGGCTTTTTGCGCCCGGCACACTGGCTTTAGACCCTTACACCTGTTTAATGCCGGACAACAGAGCCTGGAACTGGCGAGCATTCCAGGGTGTTATGACCAAAATAACGTAGTTCTCGGATGAACTTAGCCTGGTCAACTGGGCTTGCAAGTTTCCTTACAAGCCTCGCCCCCTCTGTTCCTCACTTCGTTCGGAACGAGGGCAAGAACCTCTGCGAGGCCTTGTGGGCGAGGTCATTGACAATATAGGAATATCGAGAAAAAAAAGAAGCAAAAGTCTGTCAAAAAGGGTAAAATAGCCATAAGTGCCTC